TTGTTGAGATCATACTTACTGTCATCAATAGCAAATGCACCTTTTTCTTTTTCCCATTCGTTGAAAGTCTTTTTCATAGCTCTGGTCTCCTTTGATTAGTATTTACTCTCTAGCCACCCCATCATGAATGTAGTAGCTTGACCGGCAACGATGTCACGGGAACCAGTGAACTGACCCCATAACTCTATATAGTCACCTGCTGTCATCTGAATAATTCCCATGATCTTTGGTCTCATGAGTCTGTTTGCATTATCTGATCCGTTGATATGATCACTCTCAAGGATTCCTGTGCCATTTTTTCTCACCTGAATGTTGCAGTATTCAGCTGATCCTGCACCGGCAACACCCATCCAAGCCTGTGCCATGATCACATAGAATCCATCAATAGGTGCAGTGTAGCGACTGCTTGAGAAGTTGTTGTTTGTATCAAACACTTCAGTCTGAAGATCAACAATGAGGCTTGTGTTTGAGATTGACTTGCCGGTGCTGCAGTACGCACTGAACTTGTATGGATTGTATAGGTTGTTCAGCGTCAACTTGCCAGTCCCTTTTGGAGTCAGCGTCATACCAACATTGGTGTCACCGCCAGTTGCAGATATAGTTGGGGCATTGCCGGTTGCAGCGTTGGTGACAGTCAGCTCATTGACTGCTGATGCTGTCTTTGCACCAATCAGGATCTCATTGCCAGCATTATCAAGAAGCATGACACCAGTACCAGACACACTTCTCTGGATCAGAGCATTGAACTCATCATCATTATCACCCAAGATATTCCACTTGGCTTCAGTTGGGGTCTCCCCTGCCATCACGTTCCATGTTGCAAATGCCATACTATTTCACCTTCCTTAATATAAACTTATCTACTTGATAACCGCCTTTGATTTTGGTCACAGGCTTCTCATAGTTGGTCTCATTCATGTGAGCCTTTACTTTGATTATATCGTTTGTGGTTAGGCTTGACCATAGATGATCTTCTGGTATGACATCAAGCTCAGGCTGTGCTGCCCGGCTGTCAGTCTCTGACCGTATAAACTCAGGTACATCAGCAGACTTGTCCTTCTTCAATATAGAAGCCCTCTCAGGGTTCTTCTTCATTGAACCTGACTGATACCCCATCACATCATCAAGACGTGTCCTGAAGCCCAGCAGACGGCTACCAATGGCAATGATGAAGCGACCATCCCAGTGATAATTGGCTTTGCGGAAGTAGACCCTTGAGTCATACTCCTTGTGTTTTACTTCAAGTGCAATGACTTCGTTTGTCTCAGGATCAATCACCTCTTCAATCTCTGAGCAGTTCTCCATGTACCAAGCCATCATCTCATCAAGCTCATCCGGTTGAATCTGAGTGAGCTTCCTTCTCTCAACTTGAACAGTCCATTGCTTCACCATGTTCTTGATCACACTAGCTGCAGCTCCGGCAAGTTGCCTCAGCTGAAGGTTGCTCAGTGAATCATTGGCAATCTCAATCTCATCATTGCTGAGTTCTGCAATGACTTCACTTGACAGATACTGACTCAATCGGTCATCAATTATCTTCTGTGTATTTTCGGTTCTGTTCATGGTCTCATTCTCCTTGAGCTTATTATACCAGTTTTATGGAGCAATCGGGTCCGGACCACCAATCTCACTCACACCAATGGTGAAGTATGAGATGCCAATGTCCCTATATTCAAAGACTGCAGTCTGCTCAATGACCTTGCTGAGAGACATCTTCAGTTCAGTACCAACTACCACTGCATAGCGTGGTGTCAGATCAACGTCATCAACCGTCAGCTCAACAACATCACCGTACTGCAGGGATGGATCTGCAAATGGCTTGCCCACCAACTGCTGATCTGGATCTCCGTATAGGTCAATCTGAGCTTGAGCCAATGAACGTGCAGTGCTGCTGTCTTGAATCCAGTTGTTCTCAATGACAATTGGTTCTCCTGAGTTGCTCTCAGGGTTTATGCCATATGCATCAATAGACACTTGATCCTTGACCTCAACCTCAATGCGGTCATAGACCTTTGCAGGTGTGCCGTGTATTTCCATCTGTGCAATGTATCTGATTGAAGCACCGCTGTTGGTGAACTCTATGAATGCAGTGCTACCAAGCAGATCAACGTCAGTCACGGTGATGTCGCCTTCTCCCTCAAGATGCTCACCAGACTGATCAAGAGACACTGTGTACCAGCTACGATTGGCATCATCCCTTGCACTTATATACACAGGGTCCATGATTGATGTCACCGGAAGATCACCATCATCATCTTTGAACTGGACCGGAACACGGAGAACTTCACCTGCCTGAATCTCAATAGATCCAGAGCTTACCCACACCGGCTGATATGCAGCGACTGCACGGGGCAATGCCCTGACTATCATGTAGTTGATGATTGGTGTGTCACGCCACTCAATGTCTTGGAGCTGATCATAGCTGTATGATCGTGTGACTGATACTGTCTCAGTCAGTGGTATATGCAGCCGGTTCCAGAATCTTATGATGCCGGTCTCATCAGCAAACATCACAGCCTGTTCAGCCTCGCAAAGTCTTTGGAATATCTGAGACACCTTCATGCCAGTAGTGACCAAGAATCCAATCCTTCTCTGTAGTGATACCTCAATGGAGAACTGATCTGCACTGAATCCAAGATCTAGGAGTATAGCCTCAATGACCTCTGAAGCAAGCACATCTTCAAAGTATGTGAGAGTTGTCTCCTTGTTGCTGAAGTAGTCCATCACATCATAGGCATGAACCTGCATCTTCTGACTCATGAGACCTGCCTTTGGACGGTCAGAGAATCCAACGAACTGAGGTATATTCTCACCACTGAATCCTGCTGAGATCTTGAGTGGTCTCCGGTTCTTGTTCACAAAGTCACCAATGTCCGGATCATAGCCGGGCATGTACCTCTTTGAGATATTATCAAACTCAATCTCTGCTTGAGCACTGAATACACCATAGGGAATCAGGCTGCTCATTCTTGATATGCTGAAGCTGTTGAGGTTCTCATTCTCAGGGATCATCTTGTACTTATCAAAGAACGTCACATCAGCACCTGACCCCTTGATGAAGTCAGGACCACCAATCTCTGAGGTACCAATGGTGAAGAATGTTGCAGTATCATCGTACTCTTTGCCCCAACCTATCATCACACCATAGGTAGGATCATTGACGCTTGCGACTGCAGCTGCTTCAAATGCCGGTGTAACTGCTTGACTCATGTCACACCTCTCTCAATATCACATGCAGATCCCTCAAGTATGTGCCACCACCAAGATAATCTGAAGCATCAAGTGGGAGATCTGGTATTCCATCAAAGGTGAATGTGCCATAGGCTGATGCATCGTTGATGAATGCAACCTCATTGCCGTCTTCAAACAATGCTGACAGAGCCTGAAACTCTGCAGGCTCAAGCATTGTCCAAGTCATCTCAGCCATCTTCTTCTTTGCCCTGCGGTTGCGTTGCAGCTTGCCTGATAGTGAGCGATTGTCAGTGAAGAACTGATCAAAGTTGTCACTGTACTGATTAGGGTCTAGGATTTCATCTCCGTTTATTGTGATCATGGTGCTGTTACCCTCAACATGTTTACGTTTGTAGTGTTCTGAGCCTTCATAGCTTGATCAAGTTTTTGACCAATCATGATTGCCAGCTTCGCAAGTCCAGCCTCATCACCAATGACCGTGCCATTCACTTCAACGTGTACATGGATCTCTGTTGGTTTTGCTGATGTGTCCTGCCCTTTACTGTTGAGCATGCTGTCAAGTTTGCTGAGTGGCAGCACTGCTTCAGGTTCACGACCTTCACCAATGATTGCCGTTGTAGGACCGGTGACAATACCACCAGTTGCAAGCATCGGGAGCTTTGGCATCTCAAAGCCTTTGCCACCAATTCCCGGCACCCAATCAGGAGCCTTGAATGATAGCTTGCCAATCGTGTTGTTCCAGAATCCAGCCACTGCATTGAAGGCAGCCTTGAATGGAGCAGTCACAGCGTTGCCAATGTTGCTGAATATATTGCCCACTGAATCCTTGATTGTATTGAAGGTGTTTGTCACAAAGTTCTTGACGCTATTGAAGACATTCACCACCGTGTTCCAGATGTTGTTGAATCCATTGACAAAGAAGTTGATGACCGGACTGACCACATTATTCCAGACCCACTTCAGAGCGTCTCCAATGGCGTTCCAGACTGCTACTGCAGCATCCTTGATCCAGTTGAATATGGCAATGTAGCTGTTGATATAGAACTCAATCACTCCCTTGATCACGTTGAATACCCACTCAGCAGCGATCTTGATTCCTTCCCATACCAGTTGAGCACCTTGCCAGATAAGTTGGAAGGCGGTCACATAGATGTTGATGTAGAACATGATTGCCGTCTTGATTGCATCAAACACTGCCACTGCAGCGGTCTTGATCCATTCCCAAACAGCTCCTGCTGCAGCTTTTATGGTGTCCCAGTTCTTTACTACTAGGAAGACAAAGCCTGCAACGGCTGCGATTATCAGTCCAATTCCCAAGAGCATGGCTGCATTGGCTGCGATCCATGCTGCTGCAGCTGCTAGTCCTGCAGCCACATACGCTGCCCCTGCTGCGATTGCACCACCAATCATGGTCAATCCAGTAAGTGCCCACTGTGCAGCGATCCTGATGCCTGCTGCGACTGCCTGAGCAGCTATCTTTGCCATGTTTGCCAGCCACACTGCACCGGTCTTGATACCTGCAGCCACTGCTTTGATGCCAGTCATGACCCATGAGTTGCCCAAGAACTGCACAACTTTGATGATTGCCTGTACTCCCTGAGCCATCTTGCCAATGATTATCAGCACCGGACCAATGGCTGCAGCTGCTGCCACACCAATGCCAATGAGCTTCTGTTGTTCAGGTGACAACGCTTGGAACTTCTCCATAAGGCTTGAGAGTGTAGCAATCAATGAGTTCACTGCAGGCATGACGTTCACCATGAGCGTCTCTGCCACGTTGCCAAACTCATTCTTCAGCTTCGCAACCTTACCTGCAGTGGTGGCTCCAAAGGATTCTGCAGATCCACCAAACTCTTTGTTCAACTCTGCAAGGATCATCTTCTGTGCACCCATAGTGTCACCAGCCTCAACCATTGTCTTGATCTGTTCACGCTGCTGATCAGTGAATGTCACACCAACCTTTGAGAGAGCCGTGACTCCCTTGATCGGATCATTCAAAGCCTTACCAAGTTGAATGGCTTGAGCCTTCATTGCTTCCTCTGATGGGACCACACCATTGTTCATGGCGGTTGCCATATCAAGCAGGGTCTTGTTTGCTTGGTTGAAGACATCGTTGCCAGCACCAACACCGTTCTTGATGTTGGTAAATGTGAGAAGCATGTTTGCTCCGGACGTTACTGCCTCAGCTTCAACGCCGGTGAGCTTCTCTAGGCTGTCAGCCATATCTTCAATCTGACCTCTTGTAGTGTTTGCAGCATTGCCGGTGGACTTCAGCACTGCATCTGTCTGTGCACCGAGAGCCTCAACGTGCATGAGTGAGTTGACGGTGGCAGCACCGAGAGCGACAATCGGCAAGGTAACACCAATGCTCATTGTCTTCCCGGCACTCACCATCTTCTCACCAGCTTTGTCCATCATGGAGCCAAACTTATCAAAGCCACTTGTAGCACCGCCCACTTGAGAGGCGGTTTTATCAACAGCATCTTGGACCTTCCTCAGTTCTGCTGAGGCTTCATCCTTTGCTCTTGCTACAATGCTTAGTGTTTTTTGCTCCACAGTTTGATGATCCCTTCTAGCTTGCCAAACAGCTTCTGTTTATCTGTCATTATTATGACATACACAAGGTCTCTGAACCAGTCAGGTTGTTCATCAATCTCTTCATAGGTCCAACCGGTGCCTGCTGCAATCACCGCTAGGAACAGCTCAGGACTAGGTGGCTTGGGGAACTTCCCCGGCTCAACTAGCTTTGAGTATTCTTTGGACCAGCTTCTTTTTTTGAATCGTCAATGGGTCCTGTCAGTTCTTCAATCTTCTCAAGAATGTCATCATAGTCACGGTCCCTCATATCAAGGACACGATCAAGGATGTTCTCACTCTTGCCATCAATAGCAACAACCATCAGCTCAATGGTCTTGTTGGTTGAAGCATCAATGTCTTCCATAGGCACGGGATCTGATTCACCCTTGCCGTCTTTGATCTTCATGGACTTGCCGGTCCACAGAGCATTCTTGACTGCACGTTTTTCACGCCCGGTCAGGTATTCTTTGAGAGTGACAGTGTGATTGCCACTCTTGAGTTTGTATTCTACTGTTGCCCGTGTCTCAGGGGCTTGTGTGTTGTCTGCCATGACATTGGTCTCCTTACGTTATTAGCAGTTTTTATTGTACCACATCTTAGGCATAAGTGGCTTCAGTGTTCCGGACTGTGATGTCAATGAAGTCACCGGTGGTTGCATCGTATAAGCCATGAACGCTCAGTGTTTGTGGCACCAAGTCATCATTGCCATAGTCAGGTTCCCAGTTCTCAATCATCATGAACGGAAGATCAATGGTGATTGCAGGGTGAGTGCTTGCACCAATGGTCACATCAGTGTTCTCAATCTTCAGACGGAGAGCAAGCTCTGTGTCATTCTCCCAGTATGCACGGAAGGTTGTTGAGTTGTAGTACATCTCAATCTCACCGGTCACTTCAAAGCGTCCGTTGCGTGGGTCAATCTTCTTGTTGCCCAGTGATTCCTTGCGGATCAGGTTCTTGTTG